TGCATTCTAAGAAAATTAACCACAGGAACTGGAAATAATTGGGGTCCAGTTGCTAAATCGTTATAAGCCATGGCTCTTACTTTGCTTCAAATGGTCCAGAAGGCCCAAGCCGAACTTGGGTTGCCGGTAGCAGCAAGTGTCGTAGGAAACACGGATGCTACTACGACACAGATGTTTGCATTGGCAAATCGCGTTTTGGACGAATTAAGATCCATGAATGCTACGTCAGGCTGGACTGCTCTGCAATTTGAATATGATTTGGCAGTACCAGTGCCGTTGTTGACGACTGGCAATTTCTTGACGGCATTTACTAAAACGATAAGTAATATTCCAAGTACGGCTGCAATCATAGCTAATTCTACGGCCATATCAGGAGCCAATATTCCACAGGGTGCCCGTGTTGTTACTGTAAATGATGCAACTACGGTTACTATGAATATGCAGTCTACTAATCCTGCAGTTGCTACTGGAGCAAATCTTACTTTTGCTCAGGATACATTTCCTGAACCTCCCGGTTTTGATACTTTTCAAAATAGGACTATGTGGGATAGAACCAATCATTGGGAACTGATAGGGCCTACATCGCCTCAAATGGATCAATGGCATTTGTCAGGTATTGTGACTACTGGCCCACGAAGGCATTTCCGACAGGTTGGGCCTTTTACGAATAATTGGCGTATTTGGCCCCCACCTTTTGAGCTTGTAGCTCCACTTCAACTTGTCTTTGAATATCGATCCAATAATGCTGTCAATGTATTGGGCACGGGTATAAATTTCGCTCAGTATTTTGCCAATGATCTTGATACTAGCCTTTTGAATGATCAATCCATAGTTACTGGTATTAAGTGGATGTTTTGGGAAATCAAGGGGATGGGAAGTTACATTACCTTGCAAACCAGATGGGTTGATTATGTCAATCAATTGATTGGTCAAGATGGTGCTGCACCTACTTTGCAATTGGCTAAGCGTCAAAGTCCAGTATTCCTGTCGCCTAGTTCCGTTCAAGATGGGTTTTTTCCGGGCCCTTCAGGTCAGTCTGGTATATAGTTGACAAGTTAATTAAAAAGTTAGTATAAGAAACCTCCACATTAGGAGGTAAAAATGCGTAAGCGTTTAAAGTTGCTTAAGAAGCGTGAGAATCCAGAGTTTGAAAAGTTTTTCAAAGAACATGCTACGTTAGACGAAACAGGTAAAATAACAGTGCGAGATTGTTATGCTCATCTGGGTTTTAATATAAATTGGAATGGTCAATTAATTTCTACGTCTTATGCTGGTGCAGTTTGGTTTTTAACGCATGGAAGATGGCAAAAATCAGGATATCATATTGATCATATAGACGATAATCCTATGAATAATCGTCCTGATAATTTGCAAGAATTAACTGAAGCTGAGAATCAATTTAAACGTAGGGGAAAGAAAGTTTATAGAAGCTATGGTAGAGGTAAATATGGGTACGGCATGTATATTCATGAAGATAAAAGAGATGGTTATTTTTATATAAGTAGAAATATTTCCCGTGGATTTGGAAATGGTGATCTTAAAGGTATTAAAATAGCATTAGGGCGTGAAAGTTCTCTTGTAAAAGCTGAGAAGCGTGTTGAGTTTTATATTGATGAAATAAAAATTAAAGGAGTTGATTATATTCCACCAAGTGTTGAAAGGAGACCCCGTAAGGATACTCAAAAAATAGATGCTCTTACTGAAAAGATGCGTAAAATGCGTGAAGAAGGTATGACCATTCAAGCAATAGCCGATAAAATCGGCTTGAATATAGGTTCAGTATATAATCGAATTAAATTTATAGTGCCAAAAATCTGATAGCGTGGCGTTTAACAGGAGCGTCATGTGGTCCCTGATCATCTCAAAGCAGTTGTCGATGCCTTAAAGGGCCAAAGACCGCAAGGCGAAGTCATCAAGCCCGGCGACACTGGTGATGACATGGCGTGGCCGCCTGATCCGGGTGGTTATGAACCCCCTAAATATACATGGGCCGGTGGCCGGATGCCTTCTTCAAATCCAAGGGGGCAATAATGCTATCTCCAAATGCAACACATCTTCAGCAGGTTCTTGCTTATTTGAAGCAGGGACACCCCGTGCTTCCAGCACAGCCAGTACAGGTGCCAGCCCCTACTTTTCCAACTATGCCAACGCATGCTCCTCCACCTAATTTACAGAGGTGAATTTTGGCAAGTTTTGAGGACATCATTGCGGCATTAAAAGGAGGCAAGCCACAGCCCGATGCTATGCCATTCGGCGTGGGCGGCCCTGCTGAGCCTATGGCGGAACCAACCAATGTACTAAATCCCATAGTTGGTCATCTTGCTAAAGCTGCCACAGATGTACCTAAAAATTTAATCAATCAGGCAGCACAATTTGATCCAAATGATATTCATGGAAGTACTGCAAGAACAGTGCCTGTGGCAGCAGATACGACTCTTGCTTTGTTGCGAGGTTCAGGACTTGCGCCCACTGTAGGTAATGAACTGCGGATGGGGATAAAAGCATATCATGCTAGTCCACATGATTTTGATACATTTAGTTTAGCTAATAAAGGTGCGGGAGAAGGAAAGGCTGATTTTGGGCAGGGTATTTATGCTTCCGAAAATCCAGCAGTAAACAAGTATTATCATGACCAATTTGGACCTAATGCTCAAACTTATCATCTTGATATCAATGCTGAGCCTCATCAGCTTTTAGATTTGGATAGACCTATAGGACAAGAGCATCTTAAAAAAATTATGGGTGGTCATCCAGAGGATGAAGCTCTTTCTCATCTAATAAATTATTCTCATAAAACTGGAATTACTGGTTCGGATTTTACCGGGCAGCACGTCTATAACGCACTTGCGCAAGGAATGGGGCATGGTCCTGCATCTGAATATTTAAAGAGTGTTGGTATTCCTGGTTCTAAATATTTAGATGCTGGATCACGTATGAAAGGTGCAGGCACTAGTAATTATGTCATGTATGATCCTAATTTAATCAATATTTTGAAGAAGGAAGGAACATCCCCAGCAATTCCTCAACCTTCTGGGCCTTTATCTTCTGGTGAGGCTTTTAGGCAAAATGCTCTTCAAGCTAGAAATGATTACTACCATAATGATGTGCTAAAAGCACAAGGTGATTATTGGCGTAGTATTCAAAAGAATATGACCCCTGAAGATATCAGAATAGCCAATAATTACACTACCCCAGCTTATCGTGGGGTTAATGCTGGTTATTTTGGGAAGGAATTTAATCCTTCTTATCAACAGCATAGTGGGGGTTCTAATATGTACAGTACGGCCAGCCCTGAATTAGCTGATATGTATGCTGGTAAATTTTCTCCTAAGTGGGAAATACCAGAACCGGGGATTACTCACGCTACTGGATCTGCCGTTCAACCTTTGTATCTTGATACAAGCAAATATCACACAATAGATGCTGGTGGTAGAAATTGGGGTGGTGCACCTTATTATAAAATGAAAGAATTACAATATGAAGGAAAAGTACCGGGGGTTATTATCAAAAATGTTCATGATACTCCGTTGTTTGAAAAATTTGGACCTGGACCAACAACAACTTATGCAACTTTTCCTCAGGGCGCTGCTACTGCTAAATCGAAATTTGCTTCCAAATTTGATCCACTTGATCCTAATATGTTGCATGGAGCAGGATTGGGTGTTGCACCAGCCGCAGGCATGATAGATGCATTAAGGGATAAAAAAGAGAAAAAATGAGGAAGGCTCAATCAGCCCAGAAAGTACCTACACCTGCACCCGATGTGGTGTCTAAGGTTATTCCTGTGCCTACGGATGGTTGGGATGCTATTTCACCTTTGGCATCCATGGATCCAAAACGTGCGCCTATTCTCAATAACTGGATACCGCGCCCCGGCTGGGTAGAATTGAGACAGGGTTATTTTCCATGGGTGCTTCTAGATGTTATGACGACACCTGTTGAAACATTGCTGGTGCGTCGGGCTACGGGCGGTGAACAGATGTTCGCTGCTGCTGGTAGTAGTATCTATGACGTTTCTATCAATGGTGTGAATACGGCTGTTGTGACAGGATTGAATTCGGCTAGATGGCAATATGTCAATTTTACCCCAGCGCTTGGCACTACGGTTATCCAGCTTGTGAATGGGGTGGATACCTTACGTCAGTATAATGGAACAACGTGGTCAATCCCAGCGATCACAGGTTTGCCCAGTGGTTTGACTACCGCTGCCATCACGAATATTCATGCTCAAAAACGCAGGCTTTGGTATGTCCTTGGTAATGGTTCTGGTGGTGGTTCTACTGTTTGTGCATTTATGCCGACGGATGCCATTACCGGCGCTATTGCCGGTACTCTTGATCTGGGTGCTAATTGGACTAAGGGTGGTTATCTTATTTCCATCACTGATTGGACAGTAGATGGTGGTAATGGCCCGCAAGATTTTATGGTATTCATTTCAAACCGTGGTCAAGTTAGTATTTTTAGCGGAACAGACCCTACAAACGCAGCCACTTTCTCACTGACAGGTACATTTGATATATCTCCACCTATCAGTTTACGTTGCGCTACTAAAATTGGTTCTGACGTAGGTCTTATCACACAACAAGGTGTGGTTCCGCTTTCACAATCATTACCTTTTGATCCAAGTGCTGAGCGTAGTGTTGCGATTACAGCCCGCATTCAGAATGCTATGGCGCAGGCGGCACAAGTCGGTCTGAATATGTTTGGCTGGCAGTTGATAAGCTACGCACCACAACAGTTGGCGATCTTGAATGTTCCTCAAACTGAGAACAGTGTGCAAGTCCAGTTTGTCATGAATGCACTGACAGGAGCATGGTGTCAATTTACGGGATGGAATGCTAATTGCTTTGAAGTATATAATAATGTTTTGTATTTTGGTGGAAATGTAGGAGACATCAACAAAGCTTTTGTTGGAAGTACTGATTTTACCAAGTCCATTCTTGCTGATATGCAGTGTGCCTATAATTATTTTGATGCACCCGGCAGGTTGAAAAGAATGACAATGGCGCAGCCGTTTATTACGGCTGGTCAAACTATTACGCCTTTTATTTCTGTAGATGCTGATTTTCAGGTTCAGACACAAAATGCTCCACTTCAAATTTTTAATGGTGGTGCATTGTGGGATGTGGCTGTGTGGGATGTGGATAAATGGTTTGGTACGGTCATTCAAACCACTTCATGGATAAGCACAGATGCCATAGGGCATGCATTGGCAATGCATTTGACCATCAATATTGCGACCATATCAGGAGGTAATGGCACCCTTGCTCAGTTTGATTTTTCGTTCTTTGATCAGGCTTTGTTTGATGCGAGCTTAGATACAACTTCTATTTCTCTTCAAGTCAATGCTTTTAATTCTCTTCTAGAAATGGGAGGCTTCGTGTGAAGGGGCTGCTTCTTGATTGTGATGCATTGGTTGCTGCATGGGCTTTTCAAACTTATCATCGGGCACCAATGCATGTGGATAGAGCTGTGGGGATAGTAGATCATTATATGTTAGTTGGGGCTGTGTTGTTCACTAACTATAACAGTCTTAATGCGGAATTATCTTACTATGGCAAGGACACAGTTACAGTAGGGATCATCCGCGCTTTGGCTAGGATTGCCCTTTATGAGTTGCGCTTGTCGAGATTGACCGTTATTGTACCGAAGCGTCCTTCTTTTCTTTTAAAAAAGCTTTCAAAGTTTGGTTTTAAGTACGAAGGTGTTCAGCGTAGGAATTATGGGCATGCGGATTGTCCACGTAACACTGGATGCCGTTTCGTCATGTTCAGAGAAGACCTTGAGAAGTTGGCAGCTGAGCATTTGAAGAAAGTTGCATAGATGTCCTCTACGCCCGACGCCCCAAAAGTTACAGATCCGAACACAACTGCGGCTAATCAGCAGGCATTGAATACGACTGCTGGTACCCAGTCTCAAGTTGGTTCGATGACGAATCAGGTCACCCCTACGGGTAGCTTGACCTATAACCAAACTGGGACATCTTCTAATGGTACGCCGTTGTATACGGCGACAACTGCACTGAGCGCTCCGCAACAGCAATTGCTGAACACATTGCAGGGAACACAACAGACTGCCGGTACTCAGGCTGGTAAAATCTTGAGTGGGGCTAATTATGGTTCAGTTGATCCGGGCACTGCCATAGGCAATGCGACCAGTGGGTTGGTCGGCGGTGCCATGGATAAAGAAATAGCATATCTTAATCCTTATTTCAAGCAACAGACTGATCAACTTGATACACAGTTAAGGAATCAAGGATTTGCACCCGGTCAACCGGGCTATGATAATGCCATGCGTGCGGTTCAAAACAATCAGGGGAATACGGTTACTGGTTTTGAGGCTCAGATAGAACCGCAAATGTATTCGCAAGCGGTTAATACTTATGGGCTTCCTATGCAAATGGCAGGCACCCTTGCAGGTCTTGGAGCACCAAGTAATCCGACATTTCAGAATACACCGGGTTTAAATATTCAACCTGCGAATTTGATTGGTGCTACAGCCAATGCACAACAAGCAGCAGAAGCGTCATATCAGGATCAATTGAAACAAAGCCAAGCCATGATGTCTGGCCTTTTTGGTATTCCAACTGCATTGTTGGGTGGTTGGGCGAAGAGCGGCGGTATGCAGGATTTGATGGGATCCCTTCCCATGCTTGCAATGGCATAAAGGAAAAAACAAATGGATATGAGTCCCTTCGCTGCTAACCCTTTGAGTGCTGGGGCAGCACAACCGCAGACACCGGGCTATCTTCAGCCTCAACAAGGAGGCGGTGTAGCTGGAAATATCAGCAACATGGTCAAAGCCATCATGGCTGGAAACGCTGAACACCAAGCCCTGCAACAGAAGCAGGGTTCGTTGTTAGGTCAATCCCCTATTAACAACACGTCCACAGGTGGGCCATCTGTAGGTGCTCCCATGTCCTTGGCACCTCCAACAAGCCCAGCAGGAATGACTGGTGGTGCGGGCAGTGCGGCTCCCCCTGTTACGTCTCCTTCTGATGGGGTAGGTGGCAGCCCAATGGGCGGTGCCATGTTGCCTCCGGGTGCGGGTGGAGGCGTGATGCCCGGTATGCCAAATGGCATAGACCCAACTATGGCAGCATTGTTTTCGCAAATTCCGGGTCAAGGAGGCCAAGGTGGCTAACGAATCCAATTTACTTTCCACGCCTGAAGGTTATGCGACCCCCGCACAGCTTCAGTCGACGCGAGAGTATGCCAAAGCACTTCTTCAGGGCAATTTGCAACAGCCTGTCCATCACTGGACACAGGGTGTCAGCAATATGGTCAGTGCTCTTGTGGGCGGTAATATGGATTTCAATGCCAATAAAAAGCAAAATGAATCTGATGCAGTCAGGGCAGGCCGGATGCTTCCTACTATGCCGGGTAGTCCTTCTACACAGCCTCCACCTTCTTTTAGTGGTAACCCGCCGCTTGCGGGTTTAAAAGATACAGGCGGTGATGCAGACGTTGGACTCTCTGGTTCAGCACCGGGGAACGCTCCGCGTGGTATTCGCAATAATAATCCGCTTAATATTGAAGCAGGTGGCTTTACGCAATCGCAGCCGGGTTTTGCGGGCTCAGATGGCCGCTTTGCCAAGTTTGAGAAGCCAGAACAGGGTGTTGCTGCCGCTAATGCTCTTCTTGATAGTTATGAGCATCGTGGCATCAATACTGTGGCTGGTATTGTGAATCGTTGGGCACCTCCCGGTGAGAATGACAGTGGTGCTTATGTCAGGGCTGTTGCAGGCAAATTGGGTCTTGATCCAAATGCACCAGTTCCAAGGGAGCTTCGTCCTCAACTTATTGCTGCTATGGGGCAGCATGAGAATGGTCGACCAATTCAAATGGCACAAAATGGTGTGCCTCCGGTTGCTCAAGAAGCAGCAACTGCTTTGCGTGGAGGTGCTAAACCACCAGCTGGAAATGGTGGTGGCAATGTTTATCCTGAGGCACAGAATCAGCCGTTGATTAATCCAGCACTTGTCCAGCGTAGGCCTCAATATAGTGAAGGTCAGATGCGTGGCATATTGGCTGACCCAACTATTTCAGAAGCATACAAAAAGGATTTGCAATTACAGTATCAAAATCAAGATCAGCCTATTACGATGCCGTATCCCGGTGGCAATGTTATTATTGATCCTCGTGATCTACGTAGGCAGCAATTCATCCCTGATCTTCAAAAGACCAAGAAAAAACTTGGTGATATGGAGATTGAGGGTTTTGGTACCGTTGGTCCCGGTGGTGCAGGTGGTGGAGGCATGCAATTTACCCCCGCTCAGCAAGCTCCGGCAGCGGTTGGGCCTCGAAGTGAGGGAACGCCCCCAGCAGCCCCAGCAGGCGGTCCAACACCGGCCCCGCCTCCTGTGCCCGTGGTAGCTCAAAACGCACCAGCGGCCCCGACAGCGGCCCCTGCGGCGGTTCCAAATACGGGTGGAGTTCAGGTGGCCTCAAATGACCCGGCTGCTGGCGCGGCAGCCGCAGCTAAAGCTCCAAGTCCTTTTGATGTTGGTGCCCCCGCGCTTGCAGCGGCACCGGGAGCTGGACCTTTAGCTCAATTTGCTCAAACAAAACCTCCGGGTGCTACTGAAGAGCAATTGAGGTTGAATAATTTTGCGCCACAAGATGTGCAGGATTACACAGCCAAAAAAGCTTATGAGCAGCAAAAAGCTTTAGAATTGAAGCAAGGTGAATCTGATATTGGCGTCAAAGCTGAAGCTCAGAAGAAATCAAACGATGCCTATACCAAGAAATATGACACCATGCAGAGCAATGCAATTGCTGCTGCTGAACAACGAAACAACGTTGCTATGGCACGTAAAATGACGGAAGATCCTAATTTCTATGCAGGTCTTGGTAGTGGTCTTGTTGAAAATTGGAAGAAATTTAAGGTAGCTATGGGCATAGATCCTAATGCAGCTGCACCAATGGAGATTTTTAGAAAGACCACGGCACAGACCATCATGTCTAATTTGAAGACTGCTTTTGGTGGTTTGGGGCAGATCCGTGTGATGGAAATCTTGCTGCAAAAAGAAGCTAATGCCAGCACCAGCAATACGCCTTCGGCTATCAAGGCCCTTCTTGAGATTACAGATAGGAATGCCGCTAAGATAGAAGAAATTGGGAAAATGTCTGCTGCTTACAAATCAGGTAAAGCGGTAGTTGATCCTGCTGATCCATCTAAAGTGTTACTCCCTGCCAATCCGGGGGGTGAACGTGTAGGCCTTGATTCGCACTGGGATGAGTTTTTGCTTAGTTATTACAAAGATCATCCTACTTTCAGTAGGGAGGAGATGGATAAATTTAGTGAAGATCTAAAAGGTCGTAAGGGTGAGAAAGATGTAATTGAGCCTGCATCGGGTGAGGCCAAAACACTTGAGGCAACTAAACCGGGAATGACTTTCCAAGGTCATCTTTATAAGGGCGGTCCGCAGGATAATCCTAATAGTTGGGAAGAAGTAGCACCTAAGGCTAAGGCAAAATAAATGGCTGATGCACAACTGCCCCCATGGGAACAGGCAGCCAAAATAAAGAAAGGTACAGCGCCGGTCCCTCCGCCGTGGGTGCAAGCTGCGGCTAAGAAAGAGCCGCAAGTTGGTTATGGTGAAGATATGGCCAAAGGTGCCGTACCTGCTCTTGCACAAGGACTCATGATACCTCTTGGTATGGGTGGTGATCTTCAAGCATTAGCCAAGGCTGGTGCTGAGAAGGCTACTGAAAAGGGTGTCAATCCTTTTTCTGCCTTGAGTGATGCAGTTGGTAATTCAGCAATTGGTAAAGCCATTGGTAATTCTTGGTTTGGTAAATCATTTAAAGAAGAAGGTGCCAAGGCAGCGAAATTGCCTGTTGGTCAAGTAAGTTCTGGAGACATGCCCGGTACCGTTCCCTTGCCAACTTCTGCTGGTATTCAGAAAAAGGCTGAAGAAGTCACTGGTCCATTTTACGAGTCTAAGACTGGACCCGGTAAAGCTTTGCAAACTGGTTTGCGTGTTCTTCCATCTGTGGCGATGGGTGGAAATATTCCAGGTGCATTGGCTAAAGCGGCAGGTGCTGGTATCGTCGGTGAAGGGGCTGCTGAAGGTGCCAATGCTCTAAAAGGCTATCTGCCTGATGCTGCTCAGCCTTGGGCAGAGCCTGTTGCTCGTGCGGCTGGTGTTATGGGTGGCACTACGATACCCTCTCTTCTCCGAAAGGGAGTAACGCCACTCCCATTGAGTCCTCAACGTGCGGCTACTGTGGCATCTGTACCTGAAGTTGCAAGAGAATCAAGTGCTGGTCAAATAGCACAGAGCCCCTTTTTCATGGCAGCGGAAGCTCGTTCTCCACGTATGGCTGATTTGCCACAGCGTCAAGGCGCGGCTTATACACAGGAAGTGATGGGGCAAGCTGGTGCTCCCGGTGCAATGTTTAATCCAGCAGGTATTGCTACAGCCAAGGATACAGGCAGACAACTTAGGGCATTACGTAACCAGCATGAGATAAATCCTACTGAGTTTGCTGCTTTAAATCGGGATGTTCATCGGATGGGTGCACCCGGTTCTGAACTATATAGAGCTGTTGGGCCTAACCAGCCTTTTACTGACATTGAAAATGCTATTCGTAATGGTCCCGGAGGAGGTAATCCAGCCCCATTAACTATGACGGGTCAGCGTTATGGTGCGATGAAACAAAATATTCAGAGCGCTGCTGATGCTGCATCTCCTTCAGATGTGCAGACGGCACTTATAAATGCTCGTCAGCGTATGATGGATGCATTTCATAATTCAATGCCTCCTGCGGAAGCACAACGTCTTCAAAATCTTGATCAGCAATATTCGAATTATAAGACCATAAAAGACATACCTAGAAAAGCTGGTCAAGAAACAATTACTCCAGATCAGGTGACTAGCAGGGCTGCTAGTGGTTCACCTTTAGAAACACATGCTGAAAATGCTGCCAGTGTTATGACACCATTACCAAAGCCAAATATGGAAGGCGGTCCGGGAACTAAAGTATTGGGGGGTTTAGCTGGTCTCCTTGGAGGTGCTGCTGCTGGTGGAGCTACAGCTGGAGCAACTGGGGCAGTCGGTGAAGGGTTACTTGGTGCTTTTGCTGGTGCGAGCCATGCTAACGATGTAGTTCAAGCATTAAAGAATGCTGGTGGTCGTGCTGTAGCTCATCCATGGGGGCAAGCTTATTTGAAGAATCAAGAGTGGATGCCCGGTCGAGCTACTGCCCCCGTTGATAAGGCAACTTTGGCACGTCTTTTGATGGCACCACCGACGAACCCAACTTTGGTTGGTCCTCAGCAGTAGGTCTTCGTAAGTCACGAAAAGCGTTGATAAGTGCAGTGGCGTACCAAGCTAGGATGCCGCCAAGAAAGAGACCATGTCCAAATTCACTAGGTGAATGCTTAGACATGGTGCACCAAAAATAAGCGACACCGACAGCTATTCCTGCTTGTACAATGTACCACATTAGGGACTCCTTTGTTGTGCCGAGGAACGGTTTAGGAACTTATTTTCTTCCGGAAGCACCGTTTGTGCCCGGAACTGTTATTTCTTCGGCTGCTGTCAATGATAATTTCAGTGATATAGCCACAGCTTTAACAGGTTCTTTTGCTCGGGATGGGCAAAGTACCATGTTGGGGCAGTTCAAGGCTCTTGATGGAAGCTTGCTTGCTCCCGGTTATTCATTTGCCAATGAAGTTAATACTGGTCTGACAAGACCTGCTGCTGGGCAAATAGGCGTTGTCATTCAAGGTGTCCAAGTTGCTACATTTGCTTCAACGGGAATTATAAACACCACCCTTGTATCTCCTGTACTTACTGGCGTGCCTACAACTCCTACAGCTGCACCTTTAACGAATAATACACAGGTAGCATCTACAGCTTATGTGGATGCGGCGGTTGCAGCCAATCCTCCGATTGTTTCTGCTGGAACTGTGATGTTGTTCTGGCAAACTGCTGCGCCAACTGGTTGGACAAAGATTACGACACAAAACGATAAAGCACTTCGTGTTGTTTCAGGTTCTGGTGGTGTTTCTGGTGGTACTAATTCTTTTTCGACTGTGATGGCACAGTCAGTGGTTGGAAGTTCAACGCTTTCAACCGCACAATTAGCGTCACATGCACATAGTTACACCGCACCGGCAGCAGGAACGAGTATTACAATCGGTTGTATTGGAGTTTCTGATGGTACTGTAGGTTCAACTACAGGTTCGGCTGGTTCTGGCACATCTCATAACCATACCATCACGATGTCGATTCAGTTTATTGATATCATTTTGTGCAGCAAGAACTGATGAAAGGAAAATCAAATGCGTGTCACCATTATTGCTGACGATAGCCATGTTTATGTTGAAGAACAGGCACTCAAGGTTGAGTTGACCGGGCTCGATGAAGACATCCATGCTGTGCAATGGTATGGTGTTGTTGGGGAGATCGAGTACAAATATAATGCTATTGAAAATACGCGCAGGCCGAACGAACGGTTTACAGATTTTGTATCATTTCAGATTTTTGTCGACCGATGGATGGTTGAAGCGCAAAAACCTGATCCAGTACTTGCAACGTCACCTGTGACAATAATTCCAGCAGGGCCGATGCATGTCATTGCTTAGTACCCAAATTTATACAGGGATTTTAAGAGGTGTTATCTATACCTTTGAAAAAGTTGGTGATACTCTTCCAATGCATCGGCACACTGAAGTTGATGTCCATATTACTGTTGTTGCACGTGGGCGTTTTCGTATCCATGGACCTGTTATCGGAGATAAGGAATATACTGAAGGTGCTGTGATCGATTGGTCACCTGATGTTGACCATGAATTTATTGCCCTGACTGACAATGCTCGTGTCGTTAACATTATAAAGAGCTAATATGGTAAAAATTCCACATGCAGACAAAGGTTCTATTTGTCCTTTGTATCAAAAGGATACTTCCGAAGTTTGTCACACATGCCCTTGGTGGACCCGTGTGATTGGAAAGAATCCTCAATCTGAAGAAATGATTGATGATTGGCGTTGTGCAGTTGCGTTGCTTCCAATGCTTTTGATTGAGAATGCACAACAATCCCGTCAAACTGGGGCTGCTGTCGAAACATTGCGTAATGGATTAATTACTGGTGTTATAGAAGCAGTCAGTCATGCTGCTAAAAATGCTGAAAGATTGTTGGTAAATAAAGGAAGAAATCCTTATGCCCCGTAATGGTAGCGGATCTTATAGTTTACCACAGGCAGCATTTGTGGCTGGAACTACTATTTCGTCCGCATCAATGAATAGTGATCTTAGTGATATAGCTACAGCCTTGACTGGCTCCCTTCCAAGGGACGGTCAGGCGGGCATGACCGGGCAGCTTAAGATACCAGATGGTAGTTCTATTGCCCCTGCATTGACGTTCAGTAATGAAACGAACACCGGGTTTATAAGACCTAGTGCTAATCAGATAGGCGTTGTCATTAATGGTGTTCAAGTTGAATTATTTTCTTCAGCAGGAATAACAGGAAGTGTACCTGCTGGGGTTGTTGTTTCTTTTGCTGGTGCTACAGCACCAACTGGATGGTTGCTTTGTTTTGGTCAAGCCATAAGTCGAGCTGCCAATGCTGCATTATTTACAGCCATAAGCACAACGTGGGGTTCTGGAGATGGTTCCACTACATTTAATCTTCCTGATTTTCGAGATTATGCTCTCGTTGGTAAAGGTGATATGGGTGGGTCAGATGCGGGGCGTTTGACGACAGCATTTTATGGCACAAGTCCAATAGTGCTTGGAAATGCAGGTGGTGTGCAAAGCAAGGCCCTGATTACCGGAAATCTTCCGGCTTATACTCCAACAGGTACTGTTCCAGTCACTGATCCCGGTCATCTTCATGGAAATCCAAATGCTTGTTCTAATGGTACAACAACGGGAGGAGGAGCATTTCCCGCAGGTTCAGTACTAAGTGCTAATACTTCTTCTGCTGTCACTGGCATAACTGCTTCATTTACTGGTACAGCACAAGGAGGTGCAGCCACAGCATTTGGTCTTGTGCAGCCTTCAATCATCGTTAATAAAATTATTTATACTGGAGGATAATGATGGGGTTTAATGCAACAGGCGTTTATACCCCCGCTGCTGGTGCTCTTACAGCGGCACCGGGAGGCATCATCAAATCTTCAGTGTGGAATGCTATCTTTACTGATATGACGGCTGCGTTTACGCAAGTCGCACAGTCAAGATTTTTGCTGAATACATTGATAGGAGCTAATTCTGTCACACTAGGTGATACAACCAGCTTAACTTCTACTTTCAAAGATTATGAAATTGTCTTTGAAAACATAGTCTCAGCAACCACTACTGTCACACTTGAATTTCAAGTTCATTCTGGAGGAACGTTTCAAGCTACCAGTTATATCAACAGTGGTTTTGGGACTAATAGTACCACTACAATTCTTAGTAATGGTGCTACAACAACATTTATTCCTTTATCAGCTACTACTATGAGTAGTGGTAATCCCGGTTTGTCAGGAACAATAAAGATATATGGGCCTGTAAATGTGGCTGCTGTACAAAAGTGGGTAATAGGAAATACAACAACTGCAAATGCAAACACGATAGCTACGGTAGTTGGTGGTGCGTGGAATAGTGGCAATGCCATTGATGGTTTTCAGATCCTTTTTTCAGCTGGAAATATCACAAGTGGTACTATTAAAGTTTATGGGCTATTGTAATGAAAACAAATAGGAGAGACTCATGTCCTTTAGCTTACTTTGGTTGCCCAGTGTTCTTAGAGCTTGGGGCCTGACAGTTAATGAAGTACCCGGTTGGCAAAACCGGGGCCATGGGGACGAAGGACAAGTTTTAGGTGTTCTTTGTCATCACACATGTGGGCCTCTTCACGGTGATCTTCCAGACCTTCATGTATTAATAGATGGCCGCCCTGATCTTGGTGGCCCGCTTTGCAATTTGGGTTTGGGTCGTTCCGGTCAATATTGGATGATAGCTGCTGGCAAAGGTTGGCATGCTGGTGCAGGTGTCTGGCAAGGTGTGCGTGATGGCAATGCTCATTTTGTCGGTATTGAGGCTGAAAACACTGGGGAGACAAAAGGGTTTCGGGCTGATACTTGGCCTGCTGTTCAGATGGATGCTTATAAACGGGGTTGTGCAGCCATCTTGAAGCATATTGGTGCTTCAGCTATCATGTGTGCAGGGCATAAGGAATATGCTTTGCCTCACGGACGTAAAGATGACCCAGATTTCGATATGCTTAAATTTCGTGAAGATGTCAGAGCGTTGATGATCAGGCCACTTCCTTCAAGCCCGTTAGTATCATGATTGAGACTGTTACAGTACCTGCCACACCGTATCCTACAGGTTTTCTGTGGTGGTTTCGTAATGGTAGCTCATGGCATGCTCCGGTGATCAACAATGGACAACCTTACCTTCCCGGCATCCGTATTCAGTTATTGCGTGATGTATTGTGGTTCTGCCGTAATCCTGTTGGGAACTTTATGGGTTTTGTTATCGGTTTTGAAGGCATGGGTTACGTGGTTAAAGGACCTGCGCCAGTAACGCTTACGACTTGGTATGATGCCATACCACCACAATACGGGTGGAAATGGTCTATCATAAATGGTTGGGCACCATTTGTTTCCTATAGTGGCAAAAAAATTCTATGGTATCATGGTTGGAGACCAGCCTCAGGTGGCTTTGGAAGTAAATTCAACATTCATAGTAAGTTAGGAGAAAGCAAATGACATGGTATCCTACGCTTATTTTCTACATGGGTTTGATGGACGCTGGTGTTGTGATGTTTGGTGGTCTGGTAGTCGCAATTATGTTTATTTTCAAAATAAGCACTGATGACTTACTAGAGCGAGCTGGCCCTGCAGTTGGAGTTTTAATTGGGTCTAATATCGCAACTGCAATTATTCTTGGTGCTACAAGATGGTTGATTGGATGATATTATGACACAAGTAACGACTGTTGCACAGGTTGAGGTTCAATCCGCATGGGCGAGTAAAATCAACTGGACACAAGCAATAGGCATTCTTGCTTCTATATTGGCAGTTGTTTCTAGTCATAAATATGAAATTCCTGTTGAAACACAGCTTTCTCTCGTGGCTGGTATTCAAGGTGTACAGGCTGTTGTCACATGGATCATCAAAACATGGTTTAATAAGACGATCACTCCAACGGTTGCTGCTTCGTCTGATGTCCCAACCAAGGACATCATCAAGTAAATGAAAATCTATAAACATAATTTACGACGAAACTCAGCGTTGGTAGGGCCTCGTTTTTTACCTCAAGCTTTGGGCTTTTCTGGTTTACGCCCTCCTATGGTTGATTTGCGGCTTATGTTTCCACCTGCGTTTGATCAAGGTGAAGAGGGTTCGTGTGGTCCTAATAGCGCTGCGGCTTTAATGGGCTTTTTCTATCCTGAAGTGGCCCAGCTTGGTGGTTTCAGCCGTCAACAGATTTATTACAGTGTTCGGCAGTTTGAGGACGATGTAGCTGAAGATGCAGGTGTTGAGACTAAGGATTTGTTTGCTGTGTTAAAGGATGTCGGTGCGGCCCCTGAAAGCCTTTGGGAGTATACACCATCTAATTTCAAGACAGCACCTCCGGAAGGGGTTTTGGCAGCGGCAGATGGTTACAAGATAAAATCTTACAGTCAGCTTACTTCTGAGGAAGACTTTCTGGATTGTTTAGCCGAAGGTTTTCCATTCATCCTTGGGTTTGAATGCTACGAATCCATTGATGATAACCATTTGGCTAAAACTGGTGTCATGCCTCGCCCCAATGTCCTTAAAGAAAAGGATGTTGGGGGCCATGACGTGTTGGTTGTTGGTTATGATACCAATTTTTTACAATCTGATGATTTAAAAAAGTCTGGTTTTGATCCTGCTTTGGTGAATAATACGGCTCTGTTGATTAGAAATTCATGGGGAACTGATTGGGGTATCCACGGTCACTTTTGGCTTCCAATAGATTATGCTTCAAATGCACAGACTGGAGGAGATGCGTGGTCAGCTCGTTTGTAAATAGGAGATGTACATGACTAGGAATTATATCGTACTTGCGCTTGCTGCAGCGCTTGTTAGTGTGAGCCTCGGAGGGTGTGCTACGAACCCAGTTACGGGAGCAACTACAATTGATGTTGCTAAAGTTACAACTATCGAAGCTGATGTTCAGAAAAATGCTGCTATTATTTGTGGGTTTGTTCCTACAATTGGAACTGTAACTTCCATCATTGCATCACTTGTTGGTGGGGGTGGAATAGCAACTCTTGCTACACAAGCTGCAAATGCGATTTGTAGTGCTGTTACCCCTGCGAAAGCAATGATGGTGCGTAGATCGGGAAATCGAATGGTGATGCGAAGGGGTGCAGCACCTCCTGCAGTTAATGGCGTCCCTATTGAAGGTTACTTCATCAAGTAATCAAACTTGATAGAGAAAAATGATGGTATCTTTAGGTGATGTTGCACAAACTATCGCTGCTTGTGTGTTGACTTTTAATGCTTGGCAATCTTGGAGGAATGGACGAAGTGTTCGACGAGCGGAACGGAAACTTGAAGCAAATGAAGAAAGATTAAAAGTAGTTCAAGAACAAACCAATGGTTTGACTGCTAAAGTTGTATCTGTTGTTACTGAAGCTAAGTATGCAGAGGGCTTAAAGCATGGAAAAGAATTAGGTAAGGATTAATAAATGAACATAAATCTTTATCACTATTTCCTATCGGTGCCTGAGGTCCTAAACCGATTGGATTCTATCCAAAGACAATTGGATCTCGTACTCAAAGTAGAACGACGAATGGAGAGTGGAATGGTATTAGATTTTACCAATATGATTGCGGCAGCTGCTGCACAATCTACTGTAACGAATAGTGTACTTCAAACTTTGAAAGATCTTGGTGCCAAAGTAACGGATCTTTCAGCCCAGCTTGCTGCGGCAATCGCAGCAAATGATCCTGTTGCAATTGCCGCTGCACAGGCCCAACTTGATGCATTGGCTGCTGGCATCCAGACTAATGATACTGCTCTTGCAGCAGCTATTGTTACCCCCGGACCGGTGCCGGTTCCTACACCTACGCCTACGCCTATTCCAACAGTATAAAAGCATTGAACAAGATTGGGTCGTGAGGAATCACGACCCAAGTAGTTTAATAAGAGGAGAGGATAATGCGTTTTATTCTTGGTTTGTTACTAACATTGTGTTGTGGAACTATGGCTGAAGCGCAAAACTGCGGCATGCAGTTAGGCGGTACAGCTATCTTCTGTGATAGCTTTGATAATAAAAATCTTGGTATTCCAGGCCGTACTGGTGATCTTGATCCAAATGTTTGGGGAGTATCACGAGGTACTGGTTTCGTTAATTTTGGTCAAAATCAATACAATGGATGGGCGGCAGCTATCCCGCTTCAGACTTGTAGTGGTACTATTACTGTTGCAGTGCCTAATGATATAATGATCTGTAACGGTCAGTTGCATGAAGCAAGTAATGACAATCCAAGTGGTGTGTTTGAAGATGGTGACGTACAAACAATAGCAATGTATCCAAAACAACCTTTCGATTTTGCTGGAAGAACCGGTACGGTGTCTTTTGATATCAGTAATGATAGCCATTCAACTCATGCAGCATGGCCTGAATTCTGGATGAGTAATCTTCCTGTTCCGATGCCATTCAATCATTTTGATTCGTGGCAAGCACTTCCACAACACGGTTTTGGAATTCGTTTTTCGGCTGCAGCTGAGGCAGGTCAAGGTGGCTCGTGCCCAAACAGCAACAATCTATCTTTACCGCGATGGACTGTTGATACGGCGGCAGTTGTTCGTAACTATGTTTTGGAAGATACTGATGGAGTTGGTCTAGTTAATTTAACGGTTCAAAAACTTGATTGTGTTATTTCATCGCCGAATAATTCAGGAATTACAAATCATGTTGAATTAAAAATTTCTCAGAATCAAATTGATGTTTATGCTACTGATGCTGGCGTCGTTCCAACTATTACAAATTTAAAGCATATTGCTGTTATTACCAACGCGAATCTAACCTTCACACGTGGTTTAATCTGGCTTGAAGACGTTCACTACAATGCGGACAAGGGCGGATTGCCATCGCAAAGAAACCATACGTTCGTCTGGGATAACGTAGCTTTTGATGGACCGTTTACGTATCGGGATTTCAGCTACGATGCCTTGGACGCCCTTCAACCAACTCCGGGCTATTCGTATATGGTGAACTTGGGTAAATTTTCTTTACCCAACCAAGTTGCAATCTGGAATGTGCTTAATGTGCCAGCTAATCCACAGGCAGCAGTTGTGCGCGTATTATTCAACTTTCATAATGAAGGCAGTCCTGTTCCTACGGTACTCAATGTTACGGTTAATGGTCATGCACATCCAACACCATGGCCTTATCCAGATGCTATAATCAATACGTGGCGTACTTTTGCTGTGACCATCCCCACTACCGATCTTGTGCCCGGCACCAATGTTGTTCAGCTTGGATCGGATCAGCCGATGGTGTCTTCCAATGTTAACATTGCATTAGTAAATGTCCCCGGTGGCGTGCCTGTGTTACCCGGATCAAATAATGCCTATCCTGTTGGTATTGTATTGCCACCTCCTGTCAATGGACTATGCGGTTCAGCTAATGGTACTACTCTTGCTTCGGCACCTTTAACTAATCTTTGCTCAACTGGTACATCATCATCTGTGACAGGCACTGGGCCGTGGACATGGACTTGTGCAGGTTCAAATGGAGGCAGTACTGCCAATTGTTCCGCGTTGCTTGCTGGTCCGGTAGTAATTAATGGTGTGTGTGGGTCAGCGAATGGTACAACAGCATTATCTACACCATCAACCAATCTTTGTTCGGCTGGCACTGTGTTAGGCCCATGGGCATGGAACGGTGGTGGACCTATTGGTGGTGCTGTAGCAGGCCCATGGTCATGGACTTGTAACGGTTCTGGTGGTGGGGCCGCTGCCAATTGCTCTGCATCTCATAGATAATGAGGTTTAGTATGCTTGAGTATTGGCGTTGGTTTTTAATCGGTAATATACTTATGTGCATATTCATTTCATATGCCAATGCAAATGAATATGCACATCAACATCCACCACAAGATCAAGCCATTCATGAGAAGTTTTACAGTACATGGATGATGCCAGATAACAGGACAGTGTCTTGTTGTAACAAAAGGGATTGTTCCCCAGCAGAAACTTATTGGCTAAATGGTCATTGGATGGCTCATAAAGTTGATGATCTAGATAAGAGATTTGTACCTATTCCAGAAGCAAAAGTAGAAATGGAACGAGATAACCCTGATGGTCGCAGTCATCTTTGCGGTGCTAGATCATTTCCAAGTGGTGATTTTACTGTGTATTGCTTCATTGCCGGAACAGGAGGTTAATGCTAAGCAGGCCATCCCGAAATAAAAGGTGGTTCTGATGAAATTGATTCGATTCATTATAGCGACAGTACTCTTCATTTTGATGATTAATCCAGCCCACGCTTATGGACGCAGGCATAATGTTTCTACAGTGGTCAAGCCTAGCTGCAATTTCTTCATGGCATGTGAAAACGTCAGGAAGCCTTTTGATTTCACCAAACCCAAGGTATGGCTAAACCCTTCTATCTCAACCCCGTTTGTCCCGTTTAGCGCGCCCGTCCATGGGTTTATTCAGTACGGGCCTACCTCCCGCTCTGAAGTCATTGACCACCCTAGAGGGTGCCCCCATAGGGCATTTTGTGGCTGTGGGGCTGCTATGCGCCTTTTCGGGCAGCCCATACGGTCTTTATGGTTAGCAGCCAATTGGTTTAAGTTTCCTGAGGTCATACCAGCACCACAGATGGCAGCTGTACGTCGCCACCATGTGATGATTCTTGAACGTCATATACAGGGCAATGTGTGGGAAGTGTATGATGCCAATTCAGGGCATCATGCAACTCGCATTCATGCAAAATCAATTGCAGGTTATAGGATTGTTAACCCGCACATCTGAATATTGTTTGCCAGCCAGCAAAGTGTGTTCCTTGCAGTAAGGGGTACGCACACTTCCACTGATGCGGGGTGCTCCGCAAAATCTAAAGTCTGAATGACATGGATCGCCTTTCGGCCATCGGCAGTGATACCATTTGAGTTCATTATGGGTTACTTCAGACGTATTTTTATCAATCATGCGTAATCTAACTCTCATTTTAGGAACTAAGGGTGAGGTATCTTCATCTAGAGTGGTCAATTCTTGATGACGAGGACTTAATCTTGGCTTACTGGGGGTTTCAACGACCTTAACTCTACCTTTAGGTGGTTCACCCCGTCTAGGCTTCAAATCATCTTCACTTAACTTATCTTTTAAGACAGTGCGTAAACGATGTATTCGACCTGCAATGGCAGACCTTGATCGTTTAAGTTGGTTTCCTATAGCACCCATGGAGTGACCTTCCTTGAAGAGTTCAATTATTTGTTGATCATCTTCAGATGTAAACGGAGATATCATCTGTTTACCTATTGTCAATGGTAATTGTTGAGCCATTTCGATCTTTCATTGCGGTTATGGTTCCTTCGAATTCACCAAAGTTGGTGATTGCTGCGTGGTCTACTATCCAAATACGCTTACCTTCGCCTATAGCACGCTCATAAAGCATGTTGGCCAAATCAAGCATACCTTCAGGGGATAGATGAGTGGATGGTTCATCGTATATCTCAATGGTATTATCTAAGCCATGTTGATGCATGATTAGATTGGCTAATCCAAGATCACCGGCCAATTGCAGTCGTTGAGTTTCACCGCCTGACCAATTTTCCCACCTTACGGGCTCTGTGTTGGCAGGGCTTTTGACAAAAACCACAAAACCTTTGGTGATGCCACCAGATTTGTTTTCACGCTCGACATCAAATGAGATTTGCCAATCAATCATCCCCAATTGTGCCAAGCTGTTGTTGATTTCAATTTCCAAGGTCTTGAAAGCCTGTTCAATGATGAATAGCCGGACACGTTTAAACCCCTTAACCCAAAATTCAACAGTGGCTAGATGGGTTTGACAAGTTTCAAGTATTTTGGTATCTATGCTCAAGACATTTTTGATTTGATCTAAGCCATAGTTCTTTTCAAATATGTAATCAGTCCATGGATTATCTTCATTGATAAGATCATCAATTTTGTTTTCAAGATGATCTATTTTTGCATCTAGCAACTTGACTTCAGCTTCTTTATTTCTGATTTCATTCATTTCATCGATTAAGGCATTGATCTTTCCATTAGTTTGGATAAGATATTTCATAAATACGGTATGATCTTCATCAATTCCACGAAGTTCACTTTCAAGAAATTGAATTTGTTTGTCCAGATCATGTTTGAGTAGGTCTAGGTGGGGCTTATCCACTTTCTGAAGACAAAGTGGGCAACCATTTTGTAGATCTTTAAATTTAGTGTAACCTTCTTTGTAAACCTTGATTTTACCTGAACATTCGGAGCGTTCATGCGCTATTTTTTGAATGTTTGAGACAAAGGAATCACGTGATTTTTCCAGTTTTTTAAGTTTAGAATGATTTTCAAATTTGATATCAGCTAGTTTTTCATCCAAGGATATAGCTTTATCAACTGCACGAGTTAATTCCTTTGTTTTGAGTTCGATGATTGCTTTTTGATTGTTTTTAAATTCATCGGAACGAAGGTGAGCTTGGGCTAGATCTTTTTCATAAACTTGCTTGTAATTAGTCGCTCTCATAATTGAGTCTTTGATTTTAGTTTCTTGATAACTTAATCCAACTGCTCGATAGCCAGCGGCTTCACTCTTTTCCAGCCAAAAGTCCAATCCCATGATGTCAGAAAAAAGAGTTAGTTTGGCTGATGGTGTCAATGAAAAAAAGGATTGGCCGAATTGGGTATTGATTACGGAATAAAGGAACGAATCAAAATTAAGCCGAAGGTGTGTTTCTAGTTCGGTTTGGTCTACAGGTTTATCATTCAGCAACAGACTGTTGGGCTTTTGAGTTCGTTTGATTTGTAGCTCTTGCTGACCAACAGTCAATTCTAAGGTAACTGAGCAGCCAGTGTCGCTATCCCATGGCAATACTTCATTGGCTTTCAGCTTACGTGTGGTAAGCCCGTAGAGGCACCATGTAATAGCATCCAAAAAGGTGCTTTTCCCACTGCCATTCGCACCAAGGGAAGGTTCACTTAGATTTTTACCTGTGAAGTAGTACAGTCCTACAGCTTTTGGGAATTCAAATTCATGAGTCCCCACATATGATCTGAAATTAGTAAAAACAATAGAATGTAAGTCAAACATTATGGCTCAGAAGCTTGAGTGAGTGCTTTGACCCTGTTCATCCAAATAATTTGACAGTGCTCACATAGGTCCACGCTTCCTGATCTAACAATGACTGGAGAAGGTTGGTAAGGAGGTAAATGACCATGTGAATTTTGCTGGTTTTGGATTTGAGCTATTTGTTGTGCTTGTGCTTGGCTATTAACCCAACCAGTAGTAGATTGATGTCCCGGATCTTTTACCCCAAAGAAGTAATTGTGTGCTCCAAAGATATATTGTTGTGCATTAGGGGCAGTGTGCCCACAGTGATCACAGTACACTTTTGTTACCATCGAGGATCTCCATTCCGACTTTTTTGATGGTGTTGGATACCTTTTCAACTTTACAGAACTGTTCAAGGATTTGAACATGCCCCATATGTTTTTCATTCAAGTGAAGTCGTATACTCTGTATGGTTTGAACTTCTACCTTGGCTCCAAAGACCTCAAGTTTCAGTTCTTTGCAGGCATCAAGCACTCCCTGCTTAATACGCTTCCATTCAGTGGCTTCTTCACGTGTTATTTGAATGGTCAATTTTATCTGATCTCCCTCCCTTAGTTGATTGTCATTTAGGACATCGTCCGCATCACGGACGGTCAAGGACCATTTGTAGGGAGCGCTGAAGCATCTGTTCACCCTTTGCCCATTTTTGGCTATCCAAAGCACCCGTGGGGTAAAATCATCTCCAAAGCGGATATGGTAAGGGCAGCCAAGGTAAATTACCTGTCCTTGGGTTTGGGGGCGGTGGACGTCCCCGGCATACACCCCTAGCGGGGGTTTAAAAGACTCAACCAGTGAGGCCGACAAGCCCGACAAACGCACTCCTGATTCGGCTATAGCGCCGTCAAAGGTTTGGTGGACCAGAAAAGCGGCTGGCTGTGCCCAAGCACTAAGTTTGATTGCTGCATCAAATTCATCCTGAGTTCGGTAATGTGGTATGAGGACAATAGGACGTTGCATACTTGGTATATCCACCATCATTGGTTTGACGACAAACTGAATACCTTCAATGTGACTAAGGAACTTAAAGAACGGGTTTTTAGGATCACGGTAATCGTGATTGCCCATGACAATGTAGACAGGTGGTTGAAGCTTTAACAATCCCCCGACTATTTTATTGACTAAGGTGGCTGAGTGCCGATCCTTTTGATCAGTGATATCTCCAGCCAAAAAGGTAGCGGCAACAGGGTGTTTTTCCTGTTGCCGTCGTATCCAGTCAAAAATACCAAACCTGTGGGCGTCCTGCGCCCGGTCAGTCAGATGGAGGTCGCCTATCATCGTCCACATAGGGTTTGCACACCTTAAAGAAGTGTTTAGTGTTAAAGATGAATATATCTTCAGGTCTGCTTATTAAAAGAGTTTGATGGTCATACAAGTCAAGCTCTTGCATACCTGCATTATCAAGACAGATATGAGGATGCATGCGATTTTGACGACACACTAAAAATGGAAGTTTATTATAGCGTTTAGCTTGTTCGTTTATCTCAGCCCAAAAGGCAAGGAGCTTGCCCTTCCCAGTAAGTAGACCTTCATAATCAAGCTTAGCGTAGAATTTACATTCAACGGCAAAAGTGCTGATGAAGCGGTTACCCTTTGGATAGATGCAAGATAGATCTCCGACCTGAGCGCCCAAGCTTCGTCCTTTAGCAAATGCTGCCGTTGCACGGCCCCCGGACATGGCGCTCCGCCAAAATACATCTTCTCTAGTTCCACTGGTTATCCATGTTGAAAGCATGACACAGACTTCACGCTCGAAGGAAGCACCCTTTTGCTTGCTTCCACCTTTACGCATGAGGTTTATCTAAGCTTAGAAAAAACATAGTCTCTCATCCGTGTTTCTGACATAGGCACACTGACTATGTTTCCACCTAATTCAAAATGATCAAAATCTTCCAAAAAAGAAGTAATTACTTCTTTACCGCAATGAAGCCATTCACTGATTACTACGGGTTTTAGCTTCTTGATGGTACCTGTTGCACCTTTCAGCACATCCATTTCCATGCCTTCGACGTCTATTTTCAAAATATCAAGTCGTGATAACTTGGAATCATCTAAAGCAAAACAATTTACAACATCCATTTCATGCCTGTCATAGGATAGTTCTTGACCGGGGCCATGAATTAACAAGCCGTCACGCATGGCAATTCCACCAAAATTGGAAAGGACTTCATAATTTATTCTAGGGACACGCATGGTTCCTGACAGGTTGGAAACGGCTCCATGAACGGCTTTAGCATTCATGCAATTGTTCAATGCGATGTTTCCTGCCAAGGCATAGTAAATGCGCTCTTGTGGTTCAAAGGCTGTTACATGTCCCCATCCTTTGCAGTGTTTTGCCCATGGAATGGTGCAGGTACCTACATTAGCTCCGATATCAACAATGTGGACACCTGCGCTATATTGTTCGAGGCATTCAGTGCTCAAGCCCGTAACAAAAGATACGACCTCATGCTCATGAGAGCCAATCGTAAACAGCTGCCAACTAACTCCTGTATCCATCCTGTTGATGATCATGGGGCCATAGGTGGTTGAAGCTAGGATAAAAGGTGTCATGTGTACTTCTGCCTTTTGGGAAGGAAAGTGGTTTCTATCTCAGCCCACACCTGTTTGACAGCTACCGTAGCACGTGCACGTTCCAGCTTGTATTCATCAGTCGGCATACTTGCGATTTCTTTCACGTATTCTTTAAATTCACCCTTTTTCAGATCAAGAGCATCTAACCTATCTACCTCATTGAGCCAAGTTACACTGGCTAGAAGATCATTGATGCCAAAGCCGAACTCAAAGGTGAATTGTGCTTCTCGGAACGGCATGCCTACCTTGTTTTTCTTGACCTTGGCTAGAATTTCAATGCCATAAGGACGTTCAACCTTGTTGATGGTGCGTTTTAGTATCTTGATATGAGCAAGCCAGAACACCTGACTGGCGTAAAAGTCCAAGGCTTTCCCACCGCTGCGCTTATGCTTTTCACCAAAAAGGGCACCAATATTGTCTCGTATTTGGGATACCATAAACAGTAGTACATTTGATTGTTCCTGTTTGCGTGTAAGTTTACGAAACATCTCACTCATTTTCTTGGCTTTGGCAGCCCCAAATGAACCTTTATCTATATCACGCGCCATTTCAGCATCATCTGATAGGCCATCAAAGGAATCAAGTATGTAAAGCCCCGGCTCCCCTTTTTGAGCATCACAAAACTTTTCAAAATCAATGTAAAAGTCTTCTACCGTGATGATTGGGCTTTCACGGTTGCCAAAGTCAATCCTGTAAAGAGGAAGCCCCATGGCTTCAGCGTAATTGTCATCCCACGCTGCTTCAGTCTCCCGATAGGCTATTTTACCTGAAGGGTATTCTTGTGCAAAATTGATCATGACTTCAGTAGCAGTACCGGTCTTGGCGGTACTTTTGTCACCTACGACATTAGCGGTACGGCCTACTGCAATCCCGCCTCCAAGTGCACAATCCAATAGCGTGCAGCCGGTACTGACAAATTTAATGTTGGCTTTTTCATCCGTGAAGTACGAATTTTTAGACTTTGCTATTTGGGTTCGTGTTCTCTTGGCCATACAAATTCCGTTGGGGTTTCTGGTTCTTTATCAAATCCAAATGCTTTCCAACAGAAGGCTCCACCACATCCTTGAGGGGCATCACAAGGAAATTTCTCAGGGTTTACACAACTCCATTTAGTTATTGTCATTTTAACCGAATTTGGGGGATTTGTCATAGGCTGCCTGAAAGTTAGCACGACATACATTGGTGAATTGTTCAACATTCATCCCAATATCCACCCCTAAGATAGATGCCCATTGGGAAAAGGCTATTACACCAAGACGGTATAATTTTGCTTGATCGATTGTGGAGCTAGTAGCTTGTTCCATCCAAAAGTCACGGATATCACCTAGCATTTTTACACTTAAAGCATAATCAACTTCTTGCTCAGTGGTAGGTTTTTGAGAGTGTCCATTAATGGCTTTTGGCATGCCTATCCTTCAATAGCACGAACCAAGTTCGATAACCTGCCCGGTTGATAATCTGTCGTTCATGTTCCCAGCGGGTATATGGTATCGAATCATTCATGGGCGGGCAAATGTCTTTACCCGCCCGCCTCAGCATTTCATCAGTCCTCTGTGCTGCGACTGCGACGCCTCGCTATGCGATCACGGAGGCTGCCGTTACCTTCCTCCTCGTCATCAGCGTTTGACCTTGTGGTACGGCGGGTCGAAGGGGGGTCTTCATCTTCATCAGGTTCAGGTTCAGGTTCAGGTTCAGACCGAGCCCTAGAACGACTGCGTGGCTTTGAATCTTCTAATTCATCATCATCAGGGTCACGACGCGGGCCACGTGGTCGTGGTGTTACTTCAGGTTCATCTTCAACCTCAGGCTCAGGCTCAGGCTCAGGGCGGGAACGAGTTCGTCCTTTAGTTGTTTCTTCAATAGAGCCACGTTTACGAGGTGATACCGGCTTTTCATCTTCATCACCATCTTGACGCCCAGCCTGACCATCAAAGGTAGCTTTGATATGATCATAGTCGTAGAAATTTAATGTATCAGGGATAGGATTGGCATTGATGAAATCAAGCCATTCCTGTTCTAACCCTTCATCCTCATGAATGTTTGAGGCCTTAAGCACTTTCATCTTGCTTGGGTCATAGGTGGTGTTAAGTCCGGTACCTTCGCGGTAGAAACGCACGTCATGACCATCAGCCATGCCATCAATGAAGATTACATCTCTGGTATCTTCATCAATACAAAGATTGGCCAATGATTTGTCAAAGGTGAATGGTGCAGCCCAAAGCAACGGGCCTTCCTCTTCATCATTTCGATCAATCATCCAATACAGGATACGCCGGGATGGGTTGAGTGCCTTGGCAAGTACTTTATCGCCTTCACTTTGAGCCTCACGTCGGGCTTCAGCCAATGGATCAGACCCTTGCTCGTGTTTGCTCAGTGAGAGGTAGGATTGGTTATCAGCTCCAATATTGAAATTGACATAGATGTCGTACCCGTAGTGACGGGCACCTTTCCATGTTGGTGGAAGTATCCGGATAAGGTTTTTTCCCTCTTTTGGTTTCCACTGTTTGAACTTTGGCTTGACGAAGGTGTCATAGTTGCCACCTTTCATATTAGCCCGTTCTTTTAGTGTTTCTTTGTCACGCTTCTGGTACCTGAAGCCACGCTCTTCCTTCTTAGCCATTACCACTCACCTTTCACATAGCGGGTTGTACGTTTGATCAGTTCCTCCTTATGCTTGAAGAAGGAAGCTATAAATGAGTGACCTAGCAGGTAAATGATGAATCCGGCGAAGGCAATCAAATATAGAAATGTCACGCCATCCATTATTTACCTCTAGCTTCTCTTGCATTAGACATACGAGCGCGGTTTGCGTTGTAGTGAGAAGCTTCCATGGTTTGGGTGGGTTTAATGGACGAAGTTTCATAATAATTGGCTGAATACAAAGAAACAAGATCACGCAGCATATAGCTGCGCTGTTGAAATGCTTCTTTGAGGGCAAGAAGTTTATCGGCGTAAGTCTTGGCTTTTAAATACGCTTGAAAAGCTCTTTTATGTTCAGAACTGCTTTGCACCCAGTTTTGAACCATTTTTTCGGTGACTTTATCATGGGTCTTGGTCAGTTTGTTGCGCCAAACATTATCCATTTCAGCATCTACAGTTGCAAGCTCTTCCTTGGCTCCATCACGCATGGCAATGGCATCGGTTAATATTTCACTGATGTTATAGAACAGGACAGGTTGCCTGACAACTTCATCATCAAGCATAGATTTATCAATAGCGAGATGCAGTTTAAGGTCAGCTAATGGGATCATTAATTTCCTGGAATGCACTCAGGATCGTTAGAGTAGTATGGTTTAGTTGTTGTAGTTTCTGACTCCAGTTCGGGGACTGTTACTTCAAACTCAACCATATGAGTGGCATCTCCAGAAGGATCAAAATTCCATAGTGGGGTTTGACCGTCTGTGAGAAGCTTGAACATTTGTGCTGGTGTTTTTTCATTGTCACCATGTAGGACATACGAATCGGTCAGTTTATCGAGGATAAGCACCCCTTTGATTTTGACGATTTTCAAGATTGACCTCCTTTAAGCAGTTCCTGCATACGTTGATAAGATACGTGTGCATTTTTCATGGCACAGCTAAAACAGATGTTTTCACTATTGGGGCCGTAAGGCCGCAAATCATCTATGTACCCGCATTTTTCACAAGTGCTCATAAAGGGCTTTCTGTATGGTTCAGCCATTTAAGTTCTCCACATTGGCTTCGATGACATCACGCCAAAACTCACGTTCACTGCGAGTTTCAGCTTGTTTGAGCATTGCTTTTGCATGAGCAATGCGATGATCACGTTTCCATTGACGGTCGGTGAGTAGATATTTGTAGAGGTCCATTTTAACTATCCAAGTTTAAGGCTAGACCTATTGAATAAAGAAGGGGGGCGAGTTTGTCAGAGCTGTAGTATGGGGTTTTAAATGCTTCGATCAAACTTAAAAGCCGTACCGCTACTTTGTCATTTTTTGTTCCTAGCAGTGCGGTGGCAAAGTAGTTGGATAGCATGATGCGGCAGCTTTCCGCTTCTTGTCCTTCAAGGGCTTTCACGTATCTGGTGACTTCAGCCCATGAAAGGGCTTTTCCTGCAACAAGCCAACGCGCAAGATCGATGATCTCCTTGCTCTGCCCAGCATCCCGCATAATCGCGCGTGCCTCAGCAAGTGTTTTGCATGAGAGACATTCTTCAAGATATATAAGCGCTTGTCGGGGGCTACCGCTGCAATTCTCAGCAATTGCTTCCAATATGTCATCACTTGTATCAAACTTTTCTGCATCTACCACCTTGATAAGTAATTCAAGAATAAGTTCTTCTTTGAGTGGTTTTAAATCATAGCGCAAAAAACGGGTTTGGATAGCTTTGGGTATCTTGGCTATCTCGGTGGTGCAGAAAGCATAATAGACGTGCGCAGGAGGTTCCTCGGTTGGTTTTAACAACACGGTCCATGCAGCCGATGAAAGTTTTTGGCATTCATCCAAAATCACAAATTTAACCGAGCTTTCACCTATCGCTTTATACATCAGCGATGTGACTAATGCCCTGATATCATCAGCTCCAGATTTCGAAGCACCGTCATACTCAATGAGATTGGCAATGCCTTTACCGGCCACGGCATTGGCTAAGATACGAGCTAGGGTGGTTTTGCCAGTACCAGCTGGCCCCACGAACAAAAATGTATGGGCTCGTCCATCCTTGATCACTTTTTTAAGTGATCGGATAGCCGTAGCTTGCCCCAAGACGTCATCAAACGTTTCAGGGCGGTAAAGGGTATGCAAGCTCACCTGTAAAATCCCCTTAACAGGGTTTGAATAGAAACACCTTCATTTTCTTGTTCAAAGGTGTAATCCTTGATGATCAGCTTGGCTTTATCATAAATTGAGATTTCTTTTCGTTGACTCAAAATATGATTTTTTAATTTTGACATATGATGATCAAGCATGATCTTGATCACATCTTTATCACGTTTGGTTTTCAGCCTTTTAAGGACTTTTTCAAATTGACTGATTTGATTATCTGTTTCATTGATTTGTTTATGACATTTTTGGATTTCTTGATCAAAAAAAGTATTGGCTCCTTTGATAAGGTCAAATTGATTAAGATTTAATGCTGGTTGCAGCATCGTGGCTTGAATAGTTTGTATAAGAAACATAGTGATACGTTGCATGGCAACAGATGTGATATTGTTGGGGTTATTGTCATCAACAATACCATCTTTGTCAAATTTGCGGCGCTTTTCAGGATCAAGCAGGATCAAGTGAGCTTGTTTGATATCATCGAATTCCTCAACCGTACCGCCACCATCAGGATGGGCAGTGCGTGCCACTGCCCTGTAGGCAGCATTGATTTCTGCTTCGGTTGCGTCTTTTTTAAGACCAAGAACTTTATAGGGATCATCGATCATTCAAGGGGCTCAGGTAAAAGTCTGCACAATCGCCACGATGGCGATCATGAAAGACTATGTCTCCCAATAATACGTAATCGCCATGCAGCAAACCTCCGCCCCAATATTTCGGTACCCATTCGGTCATCAACCTCTTGCCACAGAAGCCGCAATGGAACCAAACTTGTTCACGGCTGAATTTTAGGTATTTGTCACACTTCTCACACATGTTCATAGATCTTTGTTTGAGTAGAACTTCCCAATTTCATCCATTTCAAGCCAGTTATTACCTATAGAGCAACTGACAGACAAGGGTACATTGATGAAGTCATATCCCGGGTCTAACATCACCCGGTATATGATCTCAATTGCTTCTTCCAATATTTCAGGATCATCGGGGATAGCGAATGTCAGGTCATCATGAATGTTCATGATGGGATGGAGATGCCAAGTATTTATGTCAGCAGCAAGAATAGATAACTTACACATAGCGCGACAAACAATATCACAAGCAACAGACTGAATAGGGTAATTGATAGCCTGTGGTCTGCTAAGCGGGTAATGATGTCTTCTGCCTGTTGGACTTTCGACATAACCGTTTTCATAATAGTCATTGACGAGCCTTTTTTGCCAAGTGTGAACACCGTTGAAGTATTTCCAGAATTCTGTGAACAGTTGTTTGATGATTGGTTTGGGTGATTCTACTCCAGTCTCGTTTGTCAGATAGCCTGCTATTGAATCTTCACCTGCACCAAAGAAGGCTGGGAACACCAGCTTGTTTTTGACAATGCTTCTGAATTTCTTCATGGTAGCTTTATCAGTGAGCATGTGTTTGCCACCGATATAGGCGGGATGCAGGAAGGCAGCGCGTTGCGCCCATTCCATGTGCATGTCATAATCTTCCCATAGTGCCTTGACAAAGGTCTTATCCTTCGAGCACATGGCTCCGGTGCAACCCTCCAATTGTCCATAATCAAAAGCTACAAGAACATGACCTTTGGCTGCCACTATTTGCTTGCGCACCCATTCATCATGACGTTTGGGCCAATTTTGCTGATTGGGTTCATCTGACGAGGTGCGACCAGTTTCAGCAAAGGTGGTATTGAAGGATGGATGGATTTTGCCATCAGGCCATATTAGCTTGCCCTTACCAAGTGAAAATTCATCAACGTAGGTTGATTTCAGTTTGCTCCGGTTCCTGAACGCTTCGATGTCTTTGGCAAGGGGGTGTTTGATTTTTGAGAGGACCCCTTTGTCAACTCCTTCTTTTCCTTCTTTGTTGAGGATTTGTTTTCCGACTTTGATATATTCTTTGAAAACTTTGATAACCTCAGGTGAAGACGCTGGGTTAAAAGATCTATTTTTGATAATGAATTCCTTAACTTCCCTATAAGAGCTAATTCTTTTTTCAATTTCGACAATTTCGCCTCCTAGTTTATCACGCATTAATTTGTTTTGATCTTGATCGATATAAATGCCAATGGATTGCATCAAGGCAACAGTGGGTTGACGCGCTTGCGCCTCTCGATACGCAGCATATAATCCCACGGCTTTGAGCCGGTCAACTTGATTATGGAAAAGACGCAACGTGTATTTGGTGTCCGCACCGTTATAGAGTAGTGTTTCATCCAAATCGGCTCCGGCCATATTTTTC